CCGAGAGGAGTTGAAAAAGTTGAAACTCAAGAGGAGGGAGGACATCACCCACGCGAGGGTTCGCACGTTGTTGAAGAAATTGCGAATGCAGAAATATTACGAACACGTCCCCCTCATCTGTTGCCTGTTGAACGGGGTGCGCCCGCCACAGATGAGCCAGGTGCTCGAACAAAAACTCCGACTTTTGTTCAACCAGATTCAAGAACCGTTCGACAAGGTGTGCCCACCGAATAGGAAAAACTTCCTCAGTTATTCGTACACCCTCTACAAACTGTGCGAATTGTTGGGGGAGGATAAATTTTTGTCGTACTTTCCACTCCTGAAATCCAAGGAGAAGTTGCACGCGATGGATTGTATATGGCAAAAAATATGTAACGAATTGCAGTGGGAATACATTCCCACGATTTAAAGGTTATTGTTGTAAGATTATTAATGGAGGATTATAAAGACTACTGCATCAGAGAAGCCAAGTTCCACATCGACCGCGCGCGCGAAATCTTGATGGAGGGGTTGCAAAACCCGAAGAAATATCACGACGAGACTAAAAAGACGTACGAGTTCATGGCTCCGTGGTACGCGATGATGATGTACTCTCTGATACATTCACCACCCGACGACACTCCAGCGATTTCCCAAAGTTTATCAACACCGCCTCTCGAAGACCGGTGAGCGAGAGGTAGTTGCGCGCCTGCGTCTCCGCGGCCTCGTTTAGTTTAGCCACCGCTTTGAATTCTAATATGACTTTATTGTCTATGACTATGTCCGCGCGTAAGGTGCCCACCGTGTGTCCCTCGTAATAAACCGGAAGCCATCTTTCCGACTCGTACTGTATACATCGTTTACGCAATTCAACTTCCATACAGTTGTGATACACCCTCTCACTAAATCCCGGGCCGAGGGTGTTGTGAATTTTCAACGCGAGGGATTCGACGTCCGCGTCCATGTGTGTAGTCATACATCGACGCAAACCCCTAAGTGGTGGTGCCATGAAGCCGCACCTGCCCTTGGACGAACTCGTCACCTTCGCGTGCACGCAAGGAACGGATCCTCGACACCTCCGACTCGTGCTCGGGATGCATAAACTCGATGAGATGAAGATGGTCGACCCGTGCGGCATCGCCGCGGCGCACGGCAACCTCACGATACTCGCTTTGCTGCGAAACCACAGGATCCCGTGGGGGCGATCCTTGGAGAGGGCGGTGGAGAGGAACCAGATCCACGTCAAGGTGTGGATGTTTACGAACGGGTACCGTATGGATAGACGTGAACCCACAAGTTGGCTATCCACTTCTCCCCCGAAGTCACTGGTTTACCGCCGTGAAGCGCTGCTGAATGCCTGAACCCGTAGTTGTCAAGGGTGTCGAACAGGAGGACGTCGCCCTTTTTTAAACGATATTCTTTTTGTAACCGTGGAAACGCCGTCGCCCCACCCTCGTAGTCGTCGTTGAGCGCGATGAGAAAGGTGTACATGCGCGGGTTCTTCTCCTTGAACGCGTCGTGGTGCGGCTTGTAAAAGCCCCCGGGTTTGTATCGCACCACCTGCATCGACTCGCAGTTGTCCACCGGTCGATCGCAGTGCCTGAGGAGGCGGCGCGTGATTCTCTGCACTATCTTGTCGCTCTTTCCCAGCCACGCCGTCTCACTCTTTCGCGTGCGCTCGTCTAACTTTCTAGATTGCGCAACCGTGGACGGCTTGAGGGAGGCCTCCGCCGCGCGCATGACGTGGTCGCACTCCTCGTGGGAAAGCATGCGCGCGAGCACGCGTGGCGGTCGACACACGGGACGCAGAAAAAGCAAAACGAGGGAAAAGACGAGAAAATACACCGCGTCAATCATCGTTACAATACTAGAAGAATTTAAATCTTTTCAAATAAAGCGGGGAGACGACACGTATATCTGGAGTGGATGTCTTTGATGACGTCATTGGCGTACGCGATGAGGTTGTTGATGGTGTCGCGGATCCCTTCGAACTTTCCAGGCTCCAGGGCGTACTGACGGAGGGCGTCTCCACCGGTGTCTATCATCATCCTGTAAATGTCGGTGATGTCTTTGTTTTTATCGCTCTGTTTGTCCATCTTCTGTAGGTTCTTCTTGAACCACGCCTCGGTGATTTTGCCGAGCATGAAATCTATGCGCCCGTGGCGCGGGGTGTAGACCGAGCCGTACCCGAGTGGACGCCTCGATATCCAATCGATCTCTCGGTCGAGTTGGTTGAGGGTGATTCGAAAGCGCATGATGCTCTCCGGGGCGGACATCTGCCTCAGTTCGGCGAACGAGGGGATTCCTCCACACGGGATGTCCCCGTGCTCGCGCGACATCATGCCCCCGTTCTTCCGAAATTCCAAGTAGTGCGGGTTGTGAATTCGGCCCAGTTCCACCGCCCCGGTGTTGAAATTAAACGCCGTGTGACAGTCCGGGCACCACATCTGCGTGCACCCGGAGAGTTTGTGTATGAACGTCCCACACTTTGGACACGGCTTGGTGTCTCGGTGAATCATCGCTATCGACGCCTTCGCGTCCGGGTCGCACTCGTGGCCGTCCTCCACCAATTCGTTACACTGGTTGCAATACGTGTTCTTACACAACCCACAATAAAACTCTTCGTTCAAAAATCCTTGGCACTTGCCCTCGGTGTTCGGACACTTGCGAACGAACTTTTGGACCACCTCCGTGTCCGGCGTCAACGACATTTGGTCGAGTTCGGACGACAGCCGGTACAGCGTGCGCAGGTGTAAACTCTTCTCTAATATTTCCGGGTGGTGGGTTTCCAAATACTGCTCTCGGCGGGTGTATGGAATTTGAAAAATGTTGTGACGGTTGTACAACTCGAATATTTCCCTCGAACACACCTTTATCTCCGCCTGTATCTCCCTGTGACGAAGGATGCGCTCGACGATGGGTTGGGTCTCCGGGAACAGGGATTTCTCACGCTCGAAGAGCACTTCCTCCCGGTGTTTGCGCAGGGCGGTGTTACAGAAACGCTTGGACGCCCACGACTGAGTGAAGAGTCGAGACCATTTGTTTTTACACCCCATGCAGTGCACGTCATCGAACTGGGAGAGGATGTATTTCTCGCAACACCTCCGGCACGCTCGCAATTCACAATGAGGACACGGAACCTCCTTGTGAAATGTTTGATTAAAATCTTCGCAACACACGTCGCACATTCTTAATTTATCTTCGCTTCGTCGCCTTATATTTCTTTACCTGGATTTTTTTGGTTTTTAAACGCTTTTGCACGTTCAGTGCTTTTGTCTTTTTCAATTTCAAATTTTTCAACATTTTACTTTTATTCTTGACGCCGATGTTCGCCTTCTTGATGTTCTGCGCCACGCTCTTCTTCGCCGCGAGTCGGAGTCGACCCGCCAATTCTCTCTTCTTCCCGGCGTTGGCGAACGCCTTCACCGCGGGCGTCGCCTTGGCCGCGTTCGTGCGCTCTTTTTGGATCTTCCTCGCCTCCGCCCAGATGGTTTTGTTCTTCTTGTCAAACCACCTCTTGTAGAAGGCGTCGCGCTCAGCCTTGGTGAGTTTATCGTAGTACTTGGAGTTCAACTTGGAACGCACACCCTTGTTCACGAGAGTGAGGGCCCTCGTCGGCGCCGGGAGAGCCTTCGGTTTCGCCGTCGCCGCCGGTTTCGCCGTCGCCGCCGACTTGAGGGCGTTTCTCGCCGACTGGAGGGTGACGAAATTCGCTTTCGTGCCACCTTTGTTCGGGTGATACTTGAGGGAGAGACGCTTGTACGCACTGTCCACGGACACCTTCTTGTTCGCCATCATCTTACGAATCTCCGCCTTCGCCGCGTTGAGGCTGAGAGCACCCGTCGCCGTCGCCGTCGCCACGGGCGACTTGGTCGCGACCAAGTTTTTGCCGAAAGTTTCCTTGTGCTTGGCCAACTCGGCGCGACGCTTGGCGACGTCGTTTCGCTTCTGCATCACCCACCGGAGGTGACCCTTTCGCTGTTGGTCCGTGATCTTCGCCGCCTCGATCTCACCGCGGAGTTTCACCTTTTCATTCAACAATCGCTCGATGTTCTCCACCTGTTTGGCGTTCGCCGCTTTTCGAACGTCACCCTCCCACACGCGACGGAATTGTCCGAACGCGCCCGGGATGCTCTTTTGAATCTTTTGGACCAACGCCGTCTTTTGCTTACCTAACATCTCCGCAGTCTTGACCGGGAATTGTTTGGCGGAGGCCATCTTTTTCACATTCTTCTTTTGTTGTTGTAACTCGAATTCCGTCAAGTTTTCGGGTGCCTTCCCGATCTTCTTCCCCACATCGAGGATAAACGCTTTACTGATGCCATACTTCTTCGCCATGTTTTCAATCTTCTTGTTCGCGTTGTTTTTGGTGTTCACCGACTTGAGAATTGAATTCGCCGGTTCACCCGCGTTGAAGCGCTTCATGTACTTTCCTCTCTGTAACATGCCCAAACCCTTCGCCTTGAGTTGCTTCTCGAAGTTCGCGCGATTGCTCTTCGCCATCCCCTTGGCTTCAAACTTTTTCAAGTTTTCGGCATTCATG